TTTTTGTTCGGCTTGCGGAATATCTCACCGGCGCGCGCAATATGCCGGTTCCGGCGGACTACCTGAGCACGCCGCCGGAATGTCTGCTTGCCGCCGCGCTGGTCGCTGAATACCGCTTTCTGATCCTCGAAGCATGGCGCGGGCTAGACGTGGACGCGTTGGCGGCTGCGGATTACTGCGCGCTGGTTCAGGCGGGCGCGTAAGCAAACCCACGGCCCGCCGTCACAGGAGGGCGGGCCGAAGTTTGCAGACGAACAACTAACCAAAGGAACAAAATGAAACACACACAAGGGCCGTGGACGGTAATCCCCGGCCAAGACACCATCTGGGCCGGCGATGGCGACACCAAGGTTGCCACGATGGCAGACCTCCCGTGGATTGAATCAGCCGCGACAGGCCGCCGGCATAGCGACACCGCGACGGAGCAAGCCAACGCGCGCCTTATCGCCACCGCTCCCGACCTCCTGGCCGCGTTGGAAGCGTTCGTGTCGCTCTGCCCGTCGCCAGAAGGTATGGGCGGACATGCTCCGATTGGTGCCTTCTTTGTAATCGCAGGACAAGCCCGCGCCGCCATCGCCAAAGCAACCGTTTGAATCCCTAGAACCACGCGCCGGTTTCGGCCGGCGCGCATTCTGCGGATACAACAACACCATCATTCAAATGAAAATTACGACATCACAATACAGTCAGATATTGGAATCGCTTCGACCGCTTGTGCCTAAATTGCAGGCATACCGCGAGTTGATCACGGAGAATCCGCGCGCGGGTTCATCGCCTTGGCAAGTCCGTTTTGACGCTTTTTTCTCGGATGGCGGGCCGGAGAAACTTTTTCCGTTTTGCAATTACGCCGCGCTCGATTCGTCGATGGTTCGCGCCATGAACGAACTTGGTTTCGGTGAATTCTCAAAATGAAACAGAGGTTGGCCACCTTCCTCCTTTAACATGAATATAGATAAACAAAACATCGCCATCGCGGAGCTGTGTGGGTGGAGTGACATTAAATGCGGACCGTTCTTCCAGTGTTATGGGACTGCACCGCTTGATTCTTTGATGGATGATAGGCAAGTTGGAATGAATGTTCCATACTACACCTCCGACCTAAATGCCATGCACGATGCGGAGAAGGTGTATTCCGATGATGACGAATGGACAGAAAAATACTGGATGGCGTTATATCAGGCCAGCGAGAAAACGCGGTGGCCTTACGACGCCACTGCTGCTCAACGTGCCGAAGCCTTCCTGCGGGTGCATCGGAAGTGGGAGGATGGCGAATGAAAAGTGTTTTCCTCGGTTTGTTGTTCTCCTTGTCCGCGCTTGCCGCGACCGATGAGCAAGTGGCGGATGCGATTTATCGGGTGGAAGGCGGTGCTCGCGCTAAGGTTCCTTACGGAATCCTCTCCATCCCGGTCCGCGACACCGCGCACGCTCGACGCATCTGCCTGAACACCATCAAAAACAACCGTGTCCGGTGGATAAAAGCTGGACAACCTGGTGCATTTCTGGACTACTTGGCGGACAAATATTGTCCGCGCTCTGCGGATCCTATCGGTAATAAAAACTGGAAAGTCAACATCAAGAGACTGGTCAAAGAGTGAAAAACAAAACTAGCGGTTTTCAACCTAGCGGTTTTAGGCTTATGTATTACGCGAAACAATTCTCGCCGGGTAGCTGGCACGTCATCAATCCGGTGGACGGGAATCCCATCACCGACAACGCGCCTTACGGTGTGGACCGCGTCCTGGTGTTCCGGGATGAGGATGCGGCTCTCGAACGTGTGGAAGCGTGCAACGACGCTCTGGACCTGGAGGGTGTGCTGTGAAGGTGCAATATCCATCCTCTCTCCGCGAGCGCCGGCGCGCGGCATACGTCTTGAGCGTGGCGAAGCGCAGGAAGCTCGCTATCGTTGGCAAACTGTCCTGCTTGTGTTCCTTGCCGGCGCACCGCTTGAGCAGCAGCGGGCCTGTGTGTGCGAGGTGCGACGGTATCGAGGCTCGTTTGAGCCGTAGCTACGCCAAGGAGTTCAGCGGAAGCAATCGTCGCGGCGACAATATAGCTGGGGCAATGGCGACATATTCCGTGCATTGCGATATGCACTGATCATTTTCACCGGCATACCTGTTGTGTGTCGGTTCCCGCCCGGTGTATCTCAATGTGGAAACTGAGGGTCGAAAAGCGCCGGGCGGGATTTAATTCTATTACGTAAAACATAATGAGCGCATACATATACATAATAATTGGTATCTGTTGGTTGTTGAGCGTTGTCGCGATAACAATGTTTTTGAGAGGATGTTCCAAGCGACCGTGTCCTGCGTGTCGCGGTATCGGTGGCGGTCGATATTGTCGGGTGTGCGATGGGGAGGGCGTGCTATGAACACTCCCGAGCCTATTGCGTGGCGCGTCAAATCTGTGTACGGGATCAAGCTCATTGTTTTTGCGCTTACAGAATCAAAAGCAAAATGGAAAGCGTGGAAGGTTTTGGACGCGGAAGGTTGGCCACCCCTTTCGATAGAGCGCGCTCCAGAATACGACCAAAGCTATCTACGAAACAGGCCGACACTTTCTTTCGACGAATGAATCAGCCGTCGGATAAAGTTGAAACGCATTTCTTTTCATCGCAGAACCATAAACCATAAACAAAAATGAAATTAACTATTCAATCCACACAGGGCGCGCAGGTCATTGTTGATTTGTTCAACGCGATCATCACCGGCAACGAGGCAGAGGGTGCGACACCGTTGAGCATCTACGACGAGGACAAGCACATCTGTTCGCTCGTCGGGAAAAGCGGCGAGCAGATTCTGGAACTGATCATCGAGCGCGAGGTCGGGGACAAGCTCCAGGAAGTCGGCCATCCAGCCCCTTCCCCCAAGAGCCTCTAAAACCTCCATCCGCTATCGACACACCAAATCCGCATTCAAATCGCTCCACGGGGCATTCTGAGCGATTACAAGGCATCCACATGAGAGCGTTGCATCCTCTTTCTTGTCCGTTCCCCAACCCCCCGCACAGCGTCCGGCCTCAAAGCCGGGTTAGCGTAGTGCGGTTGGGGTTGGTACCCTCTCCCATTAGAGGGAGGGTATAGTATGTCTTTAGAACATATAGTAGGGGGGGATGCCTAACTTCTGGTGGTGCATAAAGAATACTTGTTTGAGGTACTTGACAGAAGCGTTTGGGTGTTTAGGGTAAGTGGGAACCATTAAGGTGTTTGTAACAACAAAAAATCTATGAGCTACTTGGAAAACGGGACAACATTGAGGTCGGAATTCCGCGAGATGTCGCCAAAGGGGCATCATGCCGAGATGAAGGAATCGGAGGTGTTGGACCACATCGCCGGGAAGTTGGGATGCGATTTGGAGCGGGCGTCCAGAGCGTTCAACTCGATGAGGAATCCCAAGAGCCGTGTCTTGGTGTTCGATGCAATGCACCGGCAATGGAAAGGGTGCGACTGGACGCCTACCGACCAGCCATCGTCGCAGCAGATGCTGAGGGACAACTTGCGCCATCTCGAACGAAAACACTCTGAGATAGCCAAGCAAAAGAGAAGCATCGAAGCCAACATGGACAAGCTGCTGGCCCGCGTGGAGAAGTTGGAGAAGCGGTTGGCTCGTCTCCAGTACCCGGAGCAGATGGCCAACCAATCCGAGGCCAACGATTCCGGCGATGAGCACCAGGGCCGATTGCCGCAAAAGCAAAAACAGCCGACCCGTGAAGAGCAACAGGCGGCGTTGATGGCAAAAGTGATGAGTCCGGATTGGAACAATCAGCCTCCTGTCGTGCCGTACGTCCGCCCAAAGACGTTCTCTTCAGGCTCAAAAGCCACCGATTCAGGCCCAAAACGTGTCTGGCGCGAGGATTCAGGAGACGGGCGCGAGGATTCCGGCGACGGGTACGCCGAGACGATAAAAAAACATTGGCAAGAGGCTTGACGCGATTCTCGACAACTGCGACACTGTTTGAGCGATCGGGACTAGAGCGGAGAGAGAGTCTCCGACAGGGTGAGGCATGTTTCCCTTGATGAACACCCGGTTGCAACAAATTTTAATGAATGTTTACACGGCCAAGGATGCGGCGAAGATGATGTGCATCTGCACTGAGACTCTTCGCAGGATTGTCCGGCATGACGGAATCCAGCACAGGAGGATTGGCCGACGGATTTTGTTCACCGATTCCGACATCGCAGCGATTCTTGAGAGTCGGCTGATGACCGGAGCGGTGAACCCATACGCACGAAAAGTAAAACAAGAGAACAAAAGTACAGAAAATGAGCACAAACCCAGACTACACAGTGACAGTTCAGCAACCGTTGACGGTCAGCCCGCCTGACGCGACGACGTTCTACGACAGGATTAACAGCCCGCTTGATGCGGTCAAAACGATGGGCGATTGGATAGCGCATTCCGGCATGTTCGGATGCGTGAAACCTGAGCAGGGATATGTCCTCGCTCTCGAATGCTTGGCGAACAGGCAGACTCCGTTGGCCTGGAAGGTGCAGAACCATCTGATCAACGGGAACATCACCATGAAGAGCGAGGCGATGCTCGCCGGCATGATGAACGCGGGATGGGACATTGACTGGATTCAGTTCGATGCTGCGGCTGCGGTCGCGGAGTTCATCAAGGGAACCAAGAAGGTCCGGGTCGAGTTCACGTCGGCTGATGCAAAGCTCGCCGGGATGTTGCCTGCAAAGCCTGGTAGCGGGTGGGCCAAGTTCCCCGCCGAGATGCTGCGTGCGCGCGTCATCAGCAAAGCGACACGCATGCTGGATCCGCGCATCACCCAAGGGCGATACACGCCCGAGGAGGTGGCCGACTTCAGTGGCAGTCCATTGCCGGCACAATCGATTCCGTCGGTAACGGTTCAGCCGGTCGCTCCATCCCCTACCGTCAACCAGTACACGTTGGTCGAGAAGCTGGAAATCATCCTCGAAGAACACGCGGACATCGCTAACAAGTTCTTGATCTATAAGAACCTGATCAACGAAGGGCAGAACTTCCGCGATGTATCGTCGAAAGTGGCATCAATGATTGTCGGTGATGCAGAGGGGTTCATCAAGAAGGCGTATTCGTTTGCTGCGGAATCGAAAGGAGCACAATGAACCATCACACAGTCGTCGGTCGCGTCATCAATGAAACGATGCCGGCAGAGAAGTATCACGCGGTCCAGGCATTGTCAAAATCGATGATGGCGAAGCTGCTCAAATCTCCAGCCCATTATCGAGCCGCACAGGAGGAACATCAGGAACCGTCCAAGTCGATGCAGATGGGTACTGCCATCCACACCGCTGTTCTTGAACCTGACCTGTACACCGAGGTTGTGGGCGTGATCCCAGAAGGGATTGACGGACGCACCAAGGAGGGCAAAGCGTGGAAGGAAGAGAACAAGGACCGCATCTGTCTGAACAATACGGAGAACCGCGATGTGCAGGGTGTTGCTCGCTCGATCCGCAGTCATCCATTCTGGTCCATCTACCAAGCTCCTCATCGCATCGAGGCGAGCGTGTTCGGGCTGGACGCGGATACCGACATCGCCATCAAGGCTCGTCCTGATCTGTGGGTCGATGACCATACTATCGTAGACATCAAGACAACCGATGACGCAACGCCTGAAGCGTTCACCCGTACTGTCCTGAACTTTGGATACCACATCCAAGCGGCGCATTATCTGGCGATGACCGGTGCCGCTCAATTTGTTTTCGTCGCTGTCGAGCGCACCGCTCCGTACGCTGTCGGGGTCTATCGACTCGACTCAGAATGGTTGCAGGCTGGCGAGAACATGCGACGCAAGGCAATCACGTTGCTGCACGAATGCCAGGCACTGGACAAGTGGCCTGCTTATCCAACATCGACGCAAACTCTTTCATGCCCAAAGTGGGTGTTAAACAAGTCGGAAAACTAAATCAATAAATAAGTATTATGTTCAAAGTCAATCGACAGGATGGCGCCGCGCAATTCATCAACACCGAGGGCGATTTCGTCGTCACAGTCTCCAAGGTGGAGGAGGCTCTTGATAACAAGGGTCGCGAGGTGTGCAAGGTGACGTTCAAGACCGACGACGGATCCTCGACCAGCGACCGGTTCATCAACCAAGAGAACACCTGGTTCCGCGTGAACCAGTTGGTTGCTGCGACCAACCACAATGTTCCTGACGGGACCGAGGTGGATTTCCTCGGAAAGAAAGGAAGCTTTGGAGAGTTTATCAAGGCGATGACTGGCCTGAAGCTGATTATCGTCGCTCGTTTTGAGGAGTACGTTGATCAGGCTGGCGAGAAGAAAAAGATCATCCGGGTGAAGAACATGAAGGCTGTCGCTCCGGTCGCCGCCGAGGACAACTTGCCGTACTGAAGTGATACAGGAGGGGAGCGCATTCCTTTACAACGCTCATCAATTTTGTATCTATGAATGTAAAACTAGTGGCGATAACAAAGCCGATTGATGATATGTCGGCATCCGACTTCATCTCATATTGCGCGCGTGTCAGCAATCCATCGAACCAGAACAACACGCTGACCAGTCCGAAGTTGTTGGCCTACTGTATCAAGAATGGACACTGGAGCATCTTTGAGCAGGCAAGTTTTACGGTCGAGATAGTGACAAGTAGGGCGATATCCGCCCAGATACTTAGGCACAGGAGCTTTTCGTTCCAGGAGTTCAGCCAGCGGTATGCGGTCGCAACCGAGTTCGAGCCGGTTGAACTCCGCACCCAAGATTTGAAGAATCGTCAAGGAAGCGGCGATATGGTTGATGGAGAGTATATCAACGAATGTGTCCGCAAGTCTATTGAGTTTTCAATTGATACGTACAATATGTTTATTTCCGAGGGCGTCTCCAAGGAAACCGCGCGCATGGTACTTCCGCTCTGCACGCAGACGACTTTGTACATGACCGGAAATGTCCGTTCATGGATACATTATCTGGAGCAGCGATGCGCGAAGGGTACGCAGAAGGAACATCGATTGATTGCAGAAGCTATCCGCGATGAAATCTTTGCGGTTCAATTTCCAGCAATCCACGAAGCATTGAATTATGAAAAGAACTGATATCAAGATATTGATCGAGGCGATGCGGATTCTATCCGAAGGGATACAGAGCGAGGACGGAGTGGCCAACGCAGCGATTGCCGAGGCCGGACAAAGGCTCCAGGAGCAGAATGATTATATCGAGAAATTAGAACGGGTTGGTGACGACTTTTCTATTTTAGCCGCCAACCCTGCGATGTATCCGCAAAATCAAGTACTTAAATCTGTCAAAGCATGGGGCAAACTTGAGGAATCCAAGCCATGAATCACACACCTAGAACCAATGAGTCCATTGTCACCAACGAAGAGGGACCGTGGGTCAGTGCCGCATTCGCCCGAACTCTGGAGAATGAGTTGGATACAGCAACCGAGCGCATCAAATTGCTTGAGAACGGATTGATCAAAATGGCGCTCAATAAATTGAACCCGCCGGGAGGATTTCCCTATGAACAAAAGCAGCAAAACAACTGACAAAATCAAGACCGTCCGGCATACGTTTCCTTGCGTTGAATCGGTGCGTCGAGTTCCGCTATCCGGAGGTCGAGCGGTCACGGTATGGCGCGACAGGACAGCAGACCCGATCAAGGCCGGGTACGACGACGAGGACATCGTGATGAGTTGCATCGCCAACGCCGGCGACGACTTGGATATGATCTGTCAGTTGGCCAAGCTCAAGGGCGTCAAGGCTGTCGAGGTCAACTGGCCCGGTGGAACAGGAGCTATCATCCGTAACTGAACAACATCATGGAAGACATCGTTGCAGACACAATCAATGAGCGCGGCAAGATATACGGTGAACCGCATCTCAGCCATTCCAACATCGGGTTGGCTTGGGCAGGACTCATCCAACAGTATTACGGAATCAAACTGCCAGGGCCGATGCCATCGCATCTGGTCGAGTTGATGATGGTTGCTTTCAAAATCAATCGCAGCGTCCGTGTGTTCCACCCCGACAACTATGTGGACCTCCGGGCATACGCAGATTTCGCGGAACACGCACAGAAAAACCCAGGTCAAGAGTACAAACCAAAAGCATGAAATATATCAAACGAACGGTCAAATGGAGCGTCACCAGAGAGAAAGAACCACTGTTCGATGAACTTGCAACGGACATCGAGATCACGGACGAAGCGGCTGGTGAATTTGTTGAAGTCAAACAGCACCTCGAAGGAAACGGAAAAATCCAGATCGACCCGGGAGAGTGGCCGGCAATCAGGGAAGCAATCAATTGTGCGGTGAAACTTTGCAGGAAATAATACACATGAAAGAAAAAACCAAAAGCACAGTGATCACAATCGACGCGACCATCCATGAAGAGATGCGAAAGTATTGTGTCGAGAACGGCATTAAGATCGGGTTCTTTGCCAGCCAAGCATTGCGGGTGGCAATGATTGGAAAGACTCCAGAGGTCAAGGTCGAGTCAGGCGAGTAGCATAAACATCCCGGTCGTCTTGAATGGCGACCGGGATTCAATCTTCTAAAATTATGAATCTGAGAGAGTACCAAAAGAAAGCAGTTGAGTGGGCCACCAAGTCCGATGGTTTGATCATAGCTCCTGCCGGTAGCGGAAAAACCTGGATAGCGGCATCAATCATCAAGCATTATCACAAGCTGAATCCCGATTGGCTGTTTGGATGGACCGCTCCAACGATTGAGACGTGTCAGCAGGGACGTGTATCACTAAGCGTTGCAGGGATTCCTGATGGAGTTGTGGATATCCGGTGTCCGCATGAGTCGGTGGACTTCAGCAAGAAGAACCTGCTCATAGTTGACGAATGCAAACATAGCCCCGCTGTCAGTTGGAAGCGCATCATCGAGTCATGCCAAGGACTTCGATACGGATTCGATGCGACCCCTTGGAGCGACGATGATGAGCGGAACAAGGTCACCCGGTCGTTGTTCCGGGATTCAATCTACGAGATCTCTCGAAGCGACATCGGGGATTCATTGGCCGACGCATATTTGGAGATCAGCGACGCCACCGACCTGAACATCCAGACCAAGATTGACGAGAACATCGACCGGCTGTTCCAGACTCGCCGCAGGTACATGCGGATCAGCGATGAAGACCTGAAGAAGATGTGCGCTTGGGAATCGCTGGTGGACATCGGTATCTGCCAGAACAAGGAGAGGAACCGGTACGCGGTGCAGTATGCTCTGGACCATCTGGACATGCAGACACTCATCCTGATCCCGCGTATCACGCTTGGAGAGCAGTACGAGGCGAGCATACCGAACTCTCGCTTGGTGCATTCCAAGATCGGGAAGAAAGACAGGCGCTCGTACATGGAAGAGTTCAAGGCCGGCAATCTCAGGACCATGATTGCCACCTCATTGGCCGACGAAGGACTGGACCTTCCCAACGTCGAACTGCTCATCATGGTTAGCGGAGGTCGGTCATCGCAGAAGACCATCCAGCGGGCGAGCCGCGCGCTTCGTAAAACAGAAACAAAAAACTGTGCGACAATCGTGGACTTTTCGGACAAGTTCCATCCTATCGGAGCGTTCCATGCCAAGAAGAGGATGAAGAGCTACCGTGAACTTGGCTGTATATTTATTACAAAATGAGCGAATCAACGACGAACGAAACAACCGCGACACCAACCGAGAACGTGGTTTACTTGATCGGCGAGCTACGAGCGATCAGTCGAAAGACAGAAACCAAGACAGGAGCATTGATGGTCAGGAGATCCATCTCGATTGCTCGTCACTGGACTGATATCGAAGGCCGGTTCCATGAAGACTACGACGAGTTCGAGTTGTCGTCATGGGGTCAGGTCGCAGAAAAGATTCTTGATATCGGCAACGGCGCGTTGGTGCGCGTCAAGGGCCGGGTCAAAGTTGAGAAGTGGAGCGAAGGTGGAGATACAAAAAGTGCGGTACGTATCGCGGCGGAAAACGTCACGGTGCTGTGTTTCTAAAAGGAGCGAATGAAAAAACAAATCGTAGCGTGTGATCCAGGTGTAGGT